CGTTTTTTTGTCCAGTATGTTAGTGAAATTACTGGACATTTGCGTATGTGGAAAATTGTTCGTATCTTTGTTTAGACTAAATATAAACAAATGGCAGGCGCACCTCCTTATTTCGAAACAGCAGAAGAATTGCAGGAAGCAATATCGAATTACTTTGAAGATGGTGTCAAGGTAAGGGAGGTAATTGTAGGTTCTGGTAAAAGCGCACAGGTTGTAAAAATGCAAGTTCCGACAATTACTGGACTATGTTATTACCTTGGATTCCAAAGTAGGCAGTCCTTCTATGATTACGAAAAAAGAGATGGATTTTCTTACACAATTAAAAGGGCTAGATTATTTATAGAGCAACACTATGAGGAGATGCTACAAGTTGGCAACACCACAGGTGCGATTTTCGCATTAAAAAACTTTGATTGGAAGGATAAATCAGAGACAGACATCACCACCGGAGGGGAAAAGATAGACAGCATTAAGGTAAACATTAATGGCTGAACTCGAAATCGACACCATACAGGCGTTTGCACCATTGTTTAAGCCGTCGCATGATGGTTACAACAATAGGTACAAGGTTTTTTATGGCGGCAGGGGTGGTCGTAAATCATGGGAGGTTGCCCGGAGTTTAATCATTAAGGCTTCACAAGAAAAGAAGCTGGTACTTTGCACGCGTGAAATACAGAACTCCATATCTGACTCGGTTCTCAGGCTCCTGGAAACGCAAATAGAGATGTTAGGGCTTAGATGGTTCTTTGACGTACAGCGCACAACTATCATCGGCAGAAACGGCTCGGAGTTTATTTTTAAGGGCCTTAATAACATGACCATTGACAGCATTAAGTCACTTGAGGGTGCTGACATATGTTGGGTAGAGGAGGCGCACAGTGTTTCAGATCGAAGCTGGTCTATTTTGATCCCTACGATAAGGAAGGAAAACAGCGAAATAAACATAACATTTAATCCTGATTTAATTGACGACCCTGTTTATACGAGGTTTGTGGTCAACACCCCCGACAACTGTTATTTAGCAAAGGTTAGTTATTTAGACAACCCCGACTGCCCTCAGACAATTATGGATGAGGCCGAGTATTTGAAGCGTGTAGACTATGAGGCCTATGCGCATATTTATTTGGGAGAGGTAAGGGCGCATTCAGACGCGCAGGTGTTTAAAGATAAATACAGGATTGAATCATTCGAGGTGGATCACAAGTTTGGCGACCCACTGATAGGTGCCGACTGGGGTTTTTCTGTTGACCCTACGGCTGTTATTAAGATATATATAAAAGAACGAAGGCTATATATAAGAAACGAGGCATACAAGGTGCAATGCGAGGTTGACGACACACCCGCCCTGTTTGAACGCGTCCCCGATGCTAAAAAATACAGGATAAGGGCCGACAACGCCCGCCCTGAGTTAATCAGTTATATGAAGCGAAAAGGGTTTAATATTATTGATGCCGAGAAATGGCCCGGATGCCCAGAAGACAGGGTCGCGTTCATGCGTAATTTTGAGGAGATAATTATCCACCCCGATTGTAAACATACAGCAGAGGAGATGAGGCTTTACTCATATAAGACCGACAAGAGGACAGGTGATGTATTACCGGAGCTTTTAAAGAAAAACGACCATTGCATTGACGCAATAGGTTATGCCATAACACCGCTTATCCGTCGCGGTAAAACAGTAAGGATGCTATGACAGAGATTAGTGCTTACAACGCAATATTGGGCCGTGCTGCATTTGCCGCTAAATTAGGTATGCAGTTTGGTGGCGAAAGGGATATTTACCAGGCATTGGGTTACTCAAAAGACCTTACCTTTGCCGACTTTTATGCCCAGTATGAGAGGCATGACATTGCAGCGGCCATTGTTGACAGGCCAGTAGATGCTACATGGAGAGGCCCACTTGAACTATTGGAGCCAGCCAATAAAAACGAAACCAAACTTGAGAAGGCATGGCACGACCTTGAGCGTAGGCTAAAGTTAAAGTCGCGGCTGGTAAGGCTGGACAAGCTGACATCTTTAGGGCATTACGGAGTGCTGTTACTAGGGCTTTCTGATATAAGCACAAAGACAGATTATATGATACCCGTTGAGGGTAACGTGGAGCTGTTGTATGTAAAGCCACTTGGCGAGGGGTCAGCAAAGATAAACTCCTACGAAGATAACCCCGCTGATGAACGTTATGGAATGCCAAAGTATTACGACATTACCGTAGCGGACAAATCACAGAAGTCCACCAGTCAGTTACTGGTTCACCACTCAAGGGTTCTACACGTCACGGCGGATCTTTTGGAATCAGAAGAAAAGGGCATCCCTGTTTTAAAAAAGGTATTCAACAGGTTGCAAGACCTTGAAAAGATAGTAGGTGGCAGTGCCGAGATGTATTGGAAGGGAGCGCGGCCAGGGTATGCCGGAAAGATGGATAAAGACGCTGCCACGATTGACAAAGACCTGGAAAAAGAACTAAAAGACCAAATCACAGAGTACGACCATGGCTTAAGAAGGTTTTTAGTCGCCGAGGGGCTGAACCTTGAGAGCTTGGCGCAGCAGATTGCTGACCCGTCTAACCATGTGGATGTGCAGATACAGATGATTTCAGCCATAACGGGGATACCTAAAAGGATATTAACAGGGTCGGAGCGTGGAGAGCTGGCCAGCAGCCAGGATAAAGAGCGGTGGCTTGAGATGATTTACGACCGCAGGCAGGAATATGCAGAAGCATCTATTATATATCCTCTTGTGGAGCGACTGATGAAATATGGCATCCTGCCAGAATCAGAAAACTATTATGTAAAGTGGAGAGAACTTTTTAGCATAAGTGAGCAGGAGCAGGTGGATATCGGGGCAAAAAGAGCAGGTGCGCTTAAGGAATATATGCAGAATCCGATGGCTGAGAGTATTGTTCCCCCTGATGCGTTCATTGAATACTTTTTGGGGCTTACGGAGGAACAAAAGGAACTTATAAAACAAATGCAAACCACGGCGACAGATGAAGACCAAGAACTTTGAGCAGTTCAGAAAAGAGTTGGCTGATGCCATTGATGATGCTTTGATTGTTGATGAGGTAGGTGACTATAATTTCAGCGTAGAGGATGCAGTGGAGAGGGTACTTGATGTTTTGGAAGATAACTACATGCTAACATTCACTAATGACTGTTGACGTTTATATAGGCACAAAGGGCTATGACCCGACACGTACTACTCACCTAAGAAATAGGTTTGTGGGTGACTTACGTAAACGCTTTAGGGCTTTGCGTGGGCTTATCCGTGAGGTCATTGTAGAGGATGAGGTGTTTGGTGTAAACCAGCCCTTCACCTCGCTGAGTAAGCCGGGGCGCAGGGCGTTTGCCTTTGAAAGATCAGGAAAAAAGGTGGGTGCTTTCATGGNTTGGCTAAACGNTCANGCNGAGGCCGGTATTCTTGAGACGCGNAAAATAGCACAGGTGGGGCAAGGCGTTGAGGCGGCATGGACAAACATATATATAAACGACAGCTACAAAAGAGGCGTTCAAAGGGCTACATACGAACTGCGCAATGCAGGGTACAACGTTCCGGGTATTGACGAGCGCGGCGGCATTGACGCGGTGATGAACCAGCCTTTTCATGCTGACAGGGTAGGGCTGCTGTACACGCGAACCTTTAGCGACCTTAAAGGTATCACAGAGGCGATGGATGGTCAGATAAGCAGGGTATTATCACAAAGCATGGCTGATGGTGATGGGCCGAGAGAGATCGCCAGAAGGCTAAACAGGGTAATATCGGGGCCATCGGGAGACCTGGGGCTGACCGATACACTAGGAAGGTTTATTCCTGCCGAGCGTAGGGCCGTGATGCTTGCCCGAACGGAGATAATAAGGGCGCACCACTCAGCCATGGTTCAGGAGTACCGTAACTGGGAGGCTGAAGGTGTCAGGGTGCGTGCTGAGTGGCAAACGGCGGGTGACGACAGGGTATGCCCTGACTGTTTAGATTTAGAAAATAGTATCTATACACTTGACCAGATAGAGGGTATGATACCGCTTCACCCACAGTGTAGGTGTATTGCATTGCCAGTAAAATTAAGGGATAAATAACATGGAACAGCTAACAAGTTATTCACTAAAGGACTACACCTTAAGGACGGAGCATCAGGACGGAAAGAAATACCTGGTAGCACCCGTCGTAATGATGGTAGAGGGGGTGCATCATGGCAGCCGGGGGCCGCTGTTTCACCCTATTTCGGAGCTAGGAAAAGACCCGCAGACATGGGAAGGTATGCCTGTTACGGTACACCACCCACAGGAGGGCGGCAAATTCGTTTCCGCTAACGACAACCATGCCGTAGGCAAGGTGTCGGCCCCGAAGGTAGAGGACAGAAAACTTAAAGCCGAGGCGTGGCTGGATGAGCAAAAACTTATCGCAGCATCACCTCAGGCATATCAGCATATCATTGAAGGCCGCCCTATTGAGGTTAGTATAGGGGTCTTTACCGAGGAGGTGGAGATGGCAGGGGTATGGAATGATGAACAATACAGTGCTATTGCCCGTAACCACAGGCCCGATCATTTGGCGTTGCTGCCCGGCGACGTAGGGGCGTGTTCATGGCAGGACGGGTGCGGCATCAGAGTGAATGTGGAGAAAAGCAGGGAAGAAGTTATGAACCAAAAAAATGAAAAAGTTATGAGCGACAACAAATCGCCCTGTTTCATGAAGAAGGTGGAGAAGCTGATAGCCAACGAGCAGACGCAATTCACCACAGATGACAGGGACTGGCTGATGGAGCAAGACGAGGCGGTTTTAAACAAGTTAGAGCCGATCGAAGTGCAGCCTGAGCCAAGTGTAAACAAAGAGCAGGCTATTGAGGCGTTGAAGGAATCGCTCTCCACGGCAGAAGATTACCTTAACCTGATGCCACAGGAGATGAAGTCCCAGATGCAGTCGGGCCTTGAGCTGTATAACGATCACCGTGATCAGCTTATTGCCAATATCAAAAAGAACACCGACGCATGGGAGGATGGCGAGCTTGAAGCGCAAGATACGGCTATGCTTGAAAAGATTTCCAAAACAACCAAAAAGGCAGATTACAGTGCGATGAGCGCTAACAACAGCAAGCCCGAAGTGGAGCCGCTGTTTCCTGCCGGAATTAACGTGAAATGAAAGGAGGACAAAAATGAGTAACACAATCAGATTGAAAAATTACCTGAATGTCTTTGAAGAGATGGTGGCCGCAGGTGCAATCACTCCCGGACATCTGGTAGAGATGGATTCAGACGGAAAAGCCGCTGTCCACAGTGATGAAAACCAGAACGCACTGCCTATGTTCGCCCTTGAAGATGAACTACAGGGCAACAAAATTACTGATGCGTATGCTGCAAACGACCAGGTACAGGTGTGGATTCCCACGCGTGGCGACCAGGTTTATGCTATTTTGGCCGAAGATGAGAATGTTGCTATCGGTGATTTTCTTTCCAGCGCGGGCGACGGCACGCTTAAGAAGCACGTCGAGGACGCAGACAGCGCAGGGCTGCTTACCGTTTATGGAAAGCAGATCATCGGACAGGCCCTTGAGGCGGTTACCGCGACAGGTGGCACGGCAAGAATCAAAGTAAGAATTGTATAAAGAAAGGAGGAAGTTATGAGTGATGCAAATATGGATTTCACCAATGGACAAAGCTCACAGGGGCCTGTGGCAAACATGC